AGAACATCCATATGACACCACCTACTCTGCTAAATACAACAAAAAGCACATAAGAGTTCCAGCTGAAGAAATAACTCATTGCTATATGCCTAATAGGGCCGAGCAAACAAGAGGTGTAAGCCATATAGCTACAGCTATGGCTAATGTATCTCAGCTGAATGGCTATCTTGAGGCAGAAATTGTAAGTGCAAGATTAGGGGCATCAAAATCTGGTTTCTTTAGTTCACCAGATGGCAATTCATATGTTGGCGATGGTGTTGAAGATACTTTTAACCCAGTTATGAATGTAGAGCCTGGTACATTTCAACAACTACCAGATGGTATGCAATTTACACCTTATGATCCAACACATCCAACAAGTGCATTTGAATCTTTTACAACCACAGTTTTAAGATCCATTGCATCTGGCCTTAATATTTCATATCACGCTTTAAGCAATGACTTAACTTCAGTTAACTATTCCTCTATCCGCCAGGGTGCTTTAGAAGATAGATCTAACTTCCAGATCTGGCAAGAATTTATCATTCAACATTTTATTGATGTTGTATTTAAACGCTGGTTAGAAATGGCCATAACAACCAAGTCTATTAATTTGCCAATCGGTAAATTTGATAAGTTTGCTAATTCTATTAATTACATTCCAAGATCATTCTCCTGGATAGATCCATTAAAAGAAATGCAAGCCAATGTTGTTGGCCTACAAAATGGAATAACAACTTACTCAGATATTGTTTCTAGCTACGGCAAAGATGTAGAAGAAACATTTGAACAACATCAAAAAGAAAAGGAACTGGCGGATCAATATGGGATCTCCACGGCATTTCAGCCATTTGGTAATAAGGCCCCAGTTCCAGCAGAAATAGAAGGAGATCCAGATAATGAATAACAAGTTTCAAGCGGCAATTACGCCAAATGAAAAACATCCTAGCGAGGTAAGCATGGAATTTAAAAGTGAAAATCCCATCCTCAGCGAAACAGAAGTAGAAGATTTAATTGATTCTACTGAAGTCATTGAGGATGTTGAATTAGATGCAACGGAAAGATTGTTTGACGATGAGGTGGCTTATCGAACAATAGATCTCTCCAGGGCATCTTATATTGACGAAGATAATCGAAGGGTAAGAATGGGCGTAAGTTCAGAACAACCTGTAGAAAGATCTTTTGGCTTAGAGGTATTAAGCCACAAAGCAGAGGATGTGGATATGTCATTCATGGCCTCTGGATCAGCACCATTATTAGATTCACATGATATGAATCGACAAATTGGTGTTGTTGAAGAATTTAGACTTGACGAGGCAGCGAAAAGAACAACCGCTGTGGTTAGATTTGGTAGATCTAGCCTTGCCGAAGAAGTCTATCAAGATATAAGGGATGGTATCAAGAAAAATATCAGCATCGGATATCGTGTAACTAAACTTGAACGAGCAAACAATAATGAAATTGGAGATCATTACAGAGCCAGCTTTGAGCCGTTAGAAATTTCGGTTGTAAGTTTGCCTGCTGATACATCAAAAAAAGTTGGCGTGGGCCGTTCTAAATCTAACAAACTTCCAAACACAAAGGTGAAAATAATGGAAAACGAAAAACAAGAAATTAATCTTGATGAAGTTAGATCTCAAAGTGCAGACGAAGCAAGAAAAGAATTTGCTAGAAACTCAAAAGAGATTTTAGATCTTGCTGCAAAGCACAACAAACGAGATTTAGGTAATCAAGCTATTCAAGATCAATTATCAGTTGACGAGTTCAGAGGACAACTACTAGAAACTATTTCTAATGATGTACCTTTAGAAACTCCAAATGAAATTGGTTTAAGCAAAGCTGAAACACAAAGATTCAGCGTTATGCGAGCTATTAATGCAATGTCAAATCCAACAGATCGTAAGGCTCAAGAAGCTGCACGATTTGAAATGGAATGTTCAGAAGCTGCTCAAGAAGCATATGGCAGAACAGCCCAGGGAGTTATGCTTCCAGCTGAAGTCATGGCTAATTGGAATCAGCGTGATATGTCAGCTGGTAGTGATGGCGATTTAATTGGTGAGGATTACAGAGGACAAGATTTTATTGATGTTCTTAGAAATAACTCAGCAGTCATGCCTTTAGCTACAAATCTTAATGGCCTATCTGGCGATGTTAAGATCCCTAAGAAAACTGCGGCTTCAACTGCGGCTTTCATTAGTTCAGAAGGCGGAGCAGCTGGTGAGTCAGAAATGACAATCGGTAACATCTCTCTTACCCCAAAAACTTTGGGAGCATATACAGATGTAACTCGTCAACTTATGATCCAATCTTCATTGGATATTGAAAATCTAATCAGACAAGATCTTGCGGCTGGAATGGCTATTGCAATTGACGATGCTTGTTTAGAATCTGATGGATCCAGTGGCAAGCCAAAAGGTATAACTAATACCACAGGCATTAATACTGTTTCATTAAGTTCTGCTGCGGCTCCAACATGGGCTGAAATGGTTAGCTTGGAATCAGCTGTTGGTGTTGATAATGCTCTATTAGGAAGGCTTGCATACATTGTTAATCCTACTAACTATGGAACATTAAAATCTACATCTAAAGACACTGGTAGCGGTATCTTTATTGCAGATGGCAATGGCATGAATGGCTATCCAGTAGTTGTTTCTAACCAATTAACTGCTAACAACTATGTATTTGGAAACTTTAGCGACTTACTAATCGGCTTCTTTGGCGGATTAGATCTAGTTGTTGATCCTTATACATCTTCAAGTTCTGGAACTGTTCGAGTAGTTGCACTTCAATCTGTTGATGCAGCTGTAAGAAATCCAGTCTCATTTGTAGTTGGTTCTTAATAATCAGTGTTAACCACTAATAAGATGGCGGGCCTAGTGTCCGCCAGCTTTAAACAGGGAAAAAATATGAAAGTTTTAATTTTGGCAGAAACAGTTGTTGACAACAAAAGAGTTCATGCTGGCGATGTGATTGAGGTTACTCAATCTGATGCTCACATTTTAATTGGTTGTAATAAAGCAAGCATTCATGTTGCTAAAGAGAAGAAAGAAACCAACAGAAGCGTAGGTTTAGAAGTTTCTGAAACTCCAAAACCAAAGAAAAGATCTAAGGCCAAATAATGGCCCTAGAAAGTGCTGCTGATTTCAGTTCCTATGTTGATTCAAGCGTAGGTTTTGGAATCACTGGTTCTTTTTTTGAGGTGCAATCGATTCTATGGGATACCAGGCCAGGGAAAATAAACACCTGGTTCGATATTGATAGTGGGGCTTCACAAAATATAAGTCTTATTATGGATGAAGATTATTTTGCCATTGAGGGCAACAGTATTTCTGCGGAAGGTTATCAACCAAGGGCCACAATGAAGGCCAGCGATGCTCCTTATATTTCTCACCAAGATAAATTAATTGTTGATGCTATTACTACAGATCAAGGCAATGTTATTAAGCCAGCAACCACATATTTAGTGGTTGAAGTGCAACCAGATAATGTTGGAATGTTAACGCTAGTTTTAGAGGCCACATAATGAGCCAAATTAAATATGAAACAGAGTCTGATATGGCCGCATATTTAGATCCTAGCTATGGCCATGGTTTAGCAGCAACTTACACCAGGGATGGTGTTAACACTTCACTCAATCTTATTTTGAATGAAGAATATGTGGAATTAGATGAAGGATCTGGAGTTGAAGCAGTACAACCTATTGCTTATTGCAGATCTGTAGATATTCCAAGTGTTTCACATAACGACACTTTGGCAGTTAGTGCTTATAAAGATGTAAACGGCAATATTTTAAAAGCCGCAACTAACTACAAGATTGTTAATGTGCAAAAAGATTTTAAGGGTTTTACGGCCCTAGTTTTAGAGGAACAATAATGGCGGATCATGTAAGACAACAAATCCGCAACCAGGTAGTTACACAATTAACTGGTTTAACAACCACTGGATCGAATGTATTTGATTCCAGGGTTTACCCTTTAGAAGATGGCAACTTGCCAGCGATTTTGGTTTATACAAAATCCGAAGATAGCGAGCCAATAGAGATTGGCCCAAACAGAACAAGTGAAAGAATGTTAAGCCTGGTTGTTGAGGCCTATGTAAAGAGTACAACTAATTTTGAAGATACTCTGGACACTGTTTGCAAAGAAGTAGAACAAGCAATTGCAGCTGATCCCACATTATCTGGGAAGGCCAAAGATTGCTACATAGAATCTACTGAAATTGAATTTAATGCAGAGGGGGAACGGCCACTGGCTTTCGCTACTTTGACTTTTT